AACCATTAGTTAATCTAGTAGAAAGAAATTCACATTTATCAGAGAGAAATATTAATGAAATTCTAGATAAGAAATCAACATTAGCCAATACACTAGCAAAAAATCATGGAATTACATTAACAAAAGAACATCAAGACAAGATTATAGACAAGACTTCTAAATCTGAAGGAACTCCACAAGCATTATATTCTATGTCTAAAAGAAAAGACTTACACCCAGAAAGTGTTGATAAGTTGATTGATTTGAATAACCTTGGAGTTAACGTCAATTTGATTGATAATCATCAAGCTAACCTTTCTTCTGATCATATAAAAAAGTTGATTCGTAATAGTAATGTTCCTCAAGTTGCAAGGCTATTCAATTCAGATCATGAGAATATGAAAGATAATCGTGAAGCTGCATTTAATAATATATTAAGACATACAAAAGAATTTCCAAAAGAATCTGTTTTTGGAATGATTGCAAATTCAAAGCACCTGACAAAAGATCATGTTAATAAGATGATAGAAGCTGGTGATAATGCACCACATAGTAAAGGTGATATCTATAGGAAGATTTCAAATCACAAGAAATTGGATTCAGGTCAGATTTCTAATCTTCTTGATAAACCAGAAGCATCACAATATGCAGATAGTTTATTACAAAATAATAGATTAAAACCAGAACATTTACATAAGATTGTGGATAATATGTTGGAAGAAAATCATCATGAAGATATTCTAAATCATCCAGCATCTAATACAGAAGTTCTGCATAAACTGTTTGATAAAGGCAATATAATTACAAGAAATAACATACTACATCACCCAAAAGCTCAACTATCTCATTTCAAGAAGGCTATGGATATGGGTACAAAGATGCATGGTGCGATATCGTCTTCCCCTAGTGCTCCACCATCAATGTTACATGATTTGGCTGATTCTCCATTGTCATTCGTTAGAAGTAATGTTGTCAAGAATAAGAATACCTTACCAGAAACACATGCTAAATTGATTAACGATAGCCTACCAGAAATTGCTGCATTGGCGAAGAAAAAGTACAAGGGTAAATAACATGGAACTAGAATTAGCATCAGAAAAACTAGAAAATGGACATCATCTGGTCAAGAATAAACAGACCAACGAACCAATTGCTTTTATTAAGCCAACCAAAAATAAAGATGTCACAGTAAATTGGCACCCAGATTTCAAAATGGTTCATCCAGAAATTGCAGATAATATATTACATAGAAACTTCCAACCAAATAGATTTAATACTACCAATGAATATAGTTCAAGAGTTGATGCGGTTGACAAAATCAAAAAAGTAGCAAGTGATATATTAAAGGGTAATATCGACAAAGACCCAGTAAAAACAAAATATGTTGGTTCTGGTATAGAAAAAACACAATATGGTAATGAAGTTGAAATGCATCATTACTCTTTACATGACGACGATGATCAAGAAATAGGCACTTTATCTTCGAGGCACGGACCTGATGAAATTCGAAAAACATCTGATGTTACAGCAAAGTTCAATAATGAATACCTAAAGAACAATCCGATTTCAGATGCAGTGAAAGAGGCTGCTAGGAAAATACATCCACACGATGAACTAGAACACACTCTACATCGAGTTAGACATATGATTGATAACAGGGATAAGGAACCTAGATTCATTGGAACACAAACCGCATCTTCTGCAAAGCATGATATCTACAAAACAAAGATGGAACCAGAAGCAGCATCAAATGCATATGAAGAACATCTTAAGAAAACACTTTCACCAGAACATCAATTTGTCCGCCATAACAATACCACATTCACAGTGACAAAACCAGCACAATATGAATATGATAATGTACATATTCATAATGTAATGTCATTGCCCGGTGAATTGCACCACATAATTAGTCAAACTAGAGCAGAAAATAGTCAGTACAAAAAAGAAAACAAAAACATAGTAGAGGAAAAGCAATGAAAACATTTTTTTCATTAATGGAAGAACTAACGCCTGATCAAAAATCGACTGTTGATAAATGGGGTCCAAATACAAAGGCAACTGAAATCAGTAAGGACGTTTTTCCAGAAGGACATGATCGAATAGAAATTCCTTTACATGCATCGGAGACGCCGGTAGAAGCACATCCAGCAGTCAAACAACATCTGGAGAGTAATGGATATCAGGTAAAGGACTACAGGGCTGGTATAGCGTCTGATAAGGCTGGACGTGATATTAAGATCGGTAAGGTTTTGGAAAGAACGAAAGCACCGGATGATGTAAAGAAAACTTTTGCCAATGACCCAAATAGAGCTACATCAACAAAAGACTCGATGTTGAAAGTTGTTATATCAAAACATCCACATGATGTAGCTGGCATGTCAACTGACCGAGGTTGGAAATCATGTATGACAATGGGAACTGGATGTAATCAACATTATTTGAAAAAAGATGTTGAACACGGAACACATGTTGCATATTTGGTCCATAAAGATGATGATGATATAAACTTCCCAATATCAAGAATTGCATTGAAGCCATTCGTCGGTGATAAAGGACATCAAGTTATTAGACCAGAAGAAACTGGATATGGAACATCTGATTCTTCGTTTCATAAGACAGTCAATGATTTCACAGAAAAGCATTATCCACTAAAAGATTTTGCTTATACAAAACATGAGTCTGTTTATGATGATGATGGCAATAGGACACCACTGATTAATATCAAATCAGAATCGGATGTCATGTCTGCATTGAAGCATGAAAATGGAAATGTTAGGTCAGCAGCAGCAATGCATAAAAATCTTACAAGTGATCTTATTGATAAAGCAATGACAGACAAAGATATTGATGACTCAACAAAAAAAGACATATTAAGAAACAATGATAATGTCACATCAAAACATTTATCAAATATCCTCGACAACAAAGACACCACTGATTATGTAAAAACGAACATATTAGGTCACCCAGAATTAAAAAAAGAACACATATTGCGTGCTCTTGATCCAGATCAGTCAGCATCATTTGCAAGAATTGCGGCAAGAAGTGCTAAATATCACCTAGATGACGATGTACTGGACAAAGTAGTAAATCATAAACATGGAACTGTAAGAGAAATCGCAGCAGTCAAATCTGAAAAGTTAAAACCAGAACATCTGAATAAATTACTAAAAGATGAAAATATTGATGTTCGAGCATTGGCATATGCACAAGGAAAACTTACTGATGATCAATTATCCAAGGTTTTCAAAGATAAAGATGAACATACCCATGTAAAAATGAACGCCGCAAGAAACTTAAATCTCAAAGATCATCATGTTGATTATTTGTTAGACCCAAAGAATGATACTAATAAATTTGTTACACAAGCTTTGTTGCAGGGTGATAAGGTAAAACCAAAGCATATTGATAAACTATTGGACCACGAAGATAGTGATTTGAGATATCAAGCTATTACTAATTTTAATGCTAACAAAGAAAATGCAATAAAAGCAATCACTGATTCGGATTCATCGGTCAGTAACCTTGCTAAACAAAAAGCAAAAGATTTTGGAGTATCAGATGTTGATATTGAAAAAATAATCAAATCCCATAATGAAAAGATGAAGATATAATGTACACAGAAAACGATGGAATACTGAAATTAGCTTCGGATAGCAGAAGTCCAACAACATTGGATTATCTGCGTCCGTCATTTTTCAGACTGGAACTTAGTAATCTTCCAAAAACTACATTCACTTGTCAGATGGCTAACATTCCAGAAATAAAGATTGGATATGCAACTCAACAAACACCATCACTTGATATTCCAATAATCGGCGACAAGTTGGAGTTTGGTGAATTGCAAGTTGAGTTCATAATCAATGAAGATATGTCAAATTACATTGAGATATACAATTGGATTGTATCAATTGCATCAAGGGAGTTAGTCAATTACACGGTAGATGACTTCAGAAGGGCGGCGGTAAACTACCCAATTAGCATAAATAAAGGATCATTGGAACAGAGTTTGTACGCGGATGCATCGATGTACATAATCAATTCATCTAACGTTCCATCAATGAAGATCAATTATTATGATGTAATCCCTATCAGTCTCCAATCAATACCATTTGACATAACCAATGTAGATCAAGACCCTATGAGGGCAACTGCTACATTCAGGTATCGTTTGTTTGATATTGAAAAGATTAGCTAACACTAGGAAACCCCATGAGTAGATTTAGACTTACAAAGACAAAAGAAGAACTAGAAACCAGACGCAAGAACGAAGAAGTAGCCATAACTGGACTTCAAGAGTTTTTTGAGTTACTATCTGCTCAACCTAAAAAAGAAACTGTAGTTGAAACTCACGAAGAACTTGTAGTAGAACAGTTTGATGACCCAATTGATAAGGTAGTCAAAAATGAGTCAAACAGTAAGAATGAAGAAATTGTTGAGAAAGCAGCTACAGAAATCACAAAGTCTTTCGCAGCAGTCAAAGAAAATATCTTCAATCAGCCAATCGCTCAGACAGTTAGCCCAGAAATTAGCGCAATTCAGAAGAAAATCCAAGGACTAGAACAATGGTTATCAAAAGTAACCATGACTGGTCCCGGTTCTGGTGAAGTCAATTTTCGATGGCTAGATGATGTCAATAGAGCTACAATCGGTGATACTGATCAGATTCTACGATATAACCCAGTTGATAAGAAGTTCTTCTTCGGTCAATTGAGTGGGGATCAGGGACCAATTAGATCATTACAATTTGATCTTTCTGGCCCTGACGTTACACCAGTTCCCGGCATGATTAACTGGAACAGTACCGAAGATTGTCTTGACATTCATCAATCAGATGGTACCGTTCTTCAAGTTGGTCTTGAAAACTACATCGAAGTATATAACAATGATGGTGCAACAGCCCCGATAGAAAATGGGACTGTCGTTGCATTTAAAAATGTATTCAATGATGAAGAAATAACTGCACAACCACTAATTGCAAATGGAACATTAAATCCACTATATACAATCGGTGTAGTCACTGTATCAATACCAGTTAATGAACTTGGCAGAGCTACAATTTTAGGTAAAGTCAGGAACCTGAATACCACTGGTTCTGATGTTGGGAAAACTTGGCAACGTGGAGATATTCTATGGGCACACCCAACATTAGCTGGTAAAATGACCCGAGTTAGACCAACAGCACCGGATGTTGCAATTTCAATCGCAGCAGTGTTAAAGGTTGATGCCACCAATGGTATTTTGATGGTTAGACCAACAATCTTTCCAAGATTGTATTATGGTGCCTTTTACTCAACACAGGCACAAACAGCGGCTGCAATTAACACTGCATACCCAATAACATTCAACAATCTTGATTTTGCTAGTGGATTTACTATCGACCCTTTACACCCATCAAGAATTGTAACTCAAGTTCAGGGGTTGTACAACTATCAATTTTCATTACAGGTAACAACATCAAATTCAAGCACAAGTGCTATTTGGATATGGTACAGGAAAAATGGCGTTGATGTTCCACACTCTGCTACAAAAATGACAATCGCAAGTAATGGTGGATTAATTGCACCAGCATGGAATTTTGTCGAATCAATGGACCCAAATGATTATTTTGAATTAATGTGGGCAGTCGATTCAACAGCAGTTTCACTCGTAGCACCAGCAGCAACTGCTTTCTGTCCTTCAACACCATCCGCTTTAATATCAGTGACTCAAGTAACCTTGTAAAGTATCATAAATAGTAGCATGAATACTAGGAGTTTATATCATGGCTACTTTACAAGAAATACAATCAATGTGGGAAAAAGATTCAGAAATTGATGAACTGAATCTTACCACAGAATCCCTTAGAATTCCCAAGTTACACTCTAAATATTTGAACATGCTTACCTCTTATCGTTTGAATAAGAGGAAGATTGAATCTGACTTGCTCAGAATTCTGCGTAATAAGTACAGGTACTATAGAGGGGAAATGTCACGCGAAGAATTGATTGAAAATGGTTGGGATCAATATCTTGGTCCTAAACTGTTAAAATCAGACATCAATTCTACCATCGAATCAGATGATGACATCATCAAATTAAACGATAGACTTGAATACATCAATACAATCATATATCAGTTAGAAAGTATATTGAAATCGATCAATACAAGATCATTTGATATCAAAAATGCTATTGATTACATGCGATGGACGAATGGAAGTACATGACCGATATAATCATAAAATCAAAAGACAATTTACATATCAAGATTGATTGTGATGCTGGAATAGCACATGAATTGTCACAACATTTTACATTCAATGTTCCCGGTGCTAAATTCACACCACAGTATAAATCTAGAAAATGGGATGGTAAAATTCGTCTATTTTCAATTGCAACAAGAACAATATATGCAGGACTGAAACAAGAAGTAATTAGTTTTGCTGAAAAAAATGGTTACAGTTGCAAGACAGAACTTCAACTAATAGACTGTGAATTGTCAAAAGATCAATTTGCAGAATTTACTGACAGTCTCAATTTTCATTCAAGAAATCAAAAAATCGAACTTAGAGACTATCAGATTGATGCTGCTTATGATTCCATCAAGAACAATCGGTCATTGATACTATCACCCACATCCAGTGGTAAATCGGCCATCATTGCGTCAATCGTTCGCTGGCATACATCACTAGATAGGAAGTGTCTGATAATCGTTCCTACGGTCTCTCTGGTGTCTCAGATGTACAGTGACTTTGGCGACTACTTCAGCGAATCTAACTGGGATGTCAAAGAGAACTGTTACAAGATAACCAGTGGAGTACAAAAGAGTAACAGATATCCAATAACCATTAGCACATGGCAATCAGTTTATGAATTGGGTGAAGACTTCTTTGATGTATTTGATTGTGTGATTGTTGATGAATGTCATTTGGCAAAAGCCAAGAGTATTACCGGAATCATGGAAAAGGTTAGGAATGCGACTTTCAGAGTTGGTTGTACTGGTACGTTGGATGGTACCCTAACTCATGAATTGGTATTGAAGGGATTGTTCGGTGATGTTTATAAAGCAGTAACAATCAAAGAGTTGATGGACAACAAACAAATTGCAAATTTGAAGGTAAATTGCCTAGTATTACAATATTCGGATAACGAGAAACAACATGTTAAAAAACTTGACTACAAGCAGGAAATTGATTTTCTTATATCACATTCAAAAAGAAATTCTTTTATCAAGAATCTCGCATTATCTCAACAAAGCAATACTTTGGTTTTGTTCAACCTAGTCGAAAAGCACGGGAAGCCATTGTATGACCTTATAAATAGTCATGCGGTGACAAACAGAAAAGTATTTTTGGTTTATGGGGGTGTTGATGCAGATGAACGTGAACAAATTAGGTCTATTACAGAGAATGAAACTGATGCAATTATCATTGCTTCATATGGAGTATTCTCTACTGGCGTCTCGATACGAAACTTACATAATGTTATATTTGCTTCACCTAGTAAGTCTCGAATAAGAAACCTTCAATCAATTGGTAGAGGATTGCGTAATTCTGATAATAAGGAATATTGTAATCTATTTGATATTTCAGATGATTTGTCTTGGAAATCAAAAAAGAACACTACACTTGATCATGCAGTAGAAAGAATCAAGATTTATGCCAGTGAAGGTTTTACATACAAACTCATCAAGGTAAATTTAACTAATGGAAAATAGTCCAAAGATTGTAACACTTACTAATGGTGAAATTCTAGTTGGTTTTGTGGATGTCAGCGAACATAACATTCAGCTATATAAACCAGTGAAAGTTGAAAATTTTAGAGTACAAACAGAGAATGGGTTTGCTGATGCTACCAGTGTAAAGAAATGGATTGCATATTCTTCAGATGAATATTACAACGTATCATCACAGTTCGTGATCAACATTTCAAATTTGCGTGAAGATTTGGTAGATAAATACATCAAGTTCACTGATAACTACAATGTATCAGAAGGAGATGAGAACGAAGAAGTTGATGATGAACTGGACAACTTCTTGTCAGATATGAAAGAAAAGCCAATCTATCTACATTAGTATGTTGCGAAGCAACCGACAACGAAG